CGTGCGGGCGCTGGCCATCACCAACCTGTGGGGCTCCAACCCGTTGCTGTGCTTCTCGACGGGCGCCGACATCGGCCAGGTGGTGCTGCCCCAGGACGGCGACATGGAGCTTGACGACCCCGCCTGCCGCTACCAGCCCACGGGCACCGTCGACATCCCCGACATCGACCTGGGCTTCCCCGACGAGGACAAGATCGGCTTCACCGTGCGGGTGATCGCCGACAACCTGGTCGCCCCGGGCCGCACCATCGACGTGCAGGCGTCCGAGGACGGCGGGCCGTGGTCAGACCTGGGCACGGTCATCACCAGCCCTGCGGGCGAGGTGCAGTTCCCGCTGGGCACCAAGGCCAAGCGCATCAAGCTGCGCTTCACGCTGAACACCAACGACAACACCCAGACGCCGCAGTTGTGGGGCTTCTCGCTGCGGGTCAGCCTGAACACCAAGGTGTACCGCCTGTTCGTGTTCCAGACGCGCATCCCAGCAGGCAGCTTCAACACGCTCGCCGACGACCTGCAGAACCCGTACCTGCAGATCCAGCACGCCTGGAGCATCCGCGCCACGGGCGTGCCCGTGCCCTTCGCCGACCCGTGGAGCGACGCGTATCAGGCGCGTGTCATTAAGCTGCAGGTGCAGCAGGCGCTGCGCGAGCCCGACCTCGTTCCCGAATGGGTGGTCGACTGGACGCTGCTGGAGTTTCTGCCGGGTACGACGTCGCTGGTGCCGACCATCACCTTCGTGTACGACATGGACTGGACGCAGACGCAGCCGTACGACCCCCAGTTGCAGGACCTGTACGGCTACGACATGCCTCTGGCACTCTATAGCTAGGAGACCGCCGTGCCGCTGACCGCCGCCAACTTCATCACCAAGGGCCCTGTGCTGCACCAGGACCTGCTGCAGTTCTTCAACCTGTTTACCGGGGCGATGACCGACCAGCCTGTGGTGTTCAAGAACACGCTGTTCGTCGGCGGTAACCAGGGCAACACCACTGTGCCGCTGCGGCTGTACGGCTCGACGGGCCAGACGGGCCACCTGATCGACCTGTACGTCGACCCCAGCCAGGCCCAGCCTGGTTTCGGCTTCAGCGCGCTGGGCAACTTCGGCTGGGGACCTGGCGGCGCGGCGCCGATCGACACCACGCTGAGCCGCGTGGCGACCCAGAACGGGCACGCCACCGACACGGCGGGCCTGCTGATCACGCCCTATCTGGAGGTCAACGGCCCGATCCAGGCGACCTCGTATCAGTTCTCCAACGGCGCGACGATCACGGGGCCTGCCGCCAACCCGTTCCTGATCGCTGTCAACCAGGACCTGACAGTCAACCGCGACCTGACGGTCAGCCGCAACGTGGCCGTTACGTCGGGGCACATTGGCATCAACACCGCACCGCCGACCGCGCCCAACGGGGCAGTCATAGGAATTGGCCCTGGTCCAGGCGGTACTCCGCAGGCTATCGCGGTTACAGGCACCTTCATAGGGACTTCGTCGTCGGGCGCGGTCGGCGGCGTCGTCGGCCAGGCGACGGTCCAGGCGGGTTTCAGCAACGGCGGCGCGACGGGCGTGCTGTGGGCCAACCCGGTCTTCACCAGCGGCGGATTCACCGGGCTAACTGCCGAGACCGCGATGCTGTCCATGCAGCCGCTGCCGTCTGGCTACGTGTTCGGGAACGTACTCCATCTGGGCGCTCCAACAGGCGCGTCGGGACTCAACCGCTCGATGGTGGCCGACGGACACGTGGACGCCAGCGGTGTACGCGCTACTGGCTACACCATCTCGGGCGTGGCGGGGGCCAACGCGGGCGCGGGCTGCGAGATGATCTACACCAACGGCATCAGCTACGTGCAGTCGTATGACCGAACGACCTCGACCTACAAGGACCTGATTCTGTCGGGGCACAACGTCTCTCTGCAGTCCAACTCCGGTGGCGTGGTGGGCATGCCCAACGGCTCGATCACCACGCCGATGCTTGCCGCCAACGCGGTGACGCAGGTCCAGTCCGTAACCGGCGCGCCGTCGGGTACCTGCCCTGCCTCGTGGGGGCCCGCGCCTGAGCCGTTTGGCACCACGGGCCTCGTCGCCACCGTGGCCGCTACCGACGCGGTGCTGATCACCATGATGTGCCAGGTGGTGTCGAATAGTGCGACGACGGCCTCCCCGCAAGGCACCTTCATCGGCCTGGGCATCGACGGCGCGCTGAGCACTAACCTGGGCTCAATCCATACCATGGTCACGGGCATGTCGATCACCTTCACCACCGCATGGATGGTGGGCCTGGGGGGTCTGGCGGCGGGCTCGCACCGGTTCACGATCTGGTGGCAACTCTCGCGCGGCACCGACGTTATCTGGAACACGGCGGTGTACAGTCAGTTGTCCGTAACCGTTATTCGCAGGTAGGAGGTTTTCAACCATGGCAGGGCTTTCTCCCCAGAGCGCTACCGAGGTCAACGGCAACGTCGGCCTGCTGCTGCGCAGCTTCACCCAGGTGCGCGGCCTGGTCCACCAGCAGGCGGCCTGGCTGGCTGCCGAGGACCTGAAGGTGCCGCCCTTCAGCATGAGCGCCGACGACGAGACGCTCATCAAGAGCGCCATGGAGCCGCTGGATACCGTGCTGCAGGGCGTCGACATGACCTTCATCTCACGCCTGATCGGGCTGCCGACGACATGAGGCGCATCGCTCTGCTGAGCCTGCCCGACCCCAGGTTTCCCAATCCGTCTGACCCCGGCTATGAGATCAATCGCGTCGACTACCGCGCGCTGATCGAAAACGCTATCAGGATCCCGCTCAGCCGTGAGACAGGTGCCAGCATCGACGAGATGCGTAAGGGCATCCGCGTGCTCGACGCGCTGGACGCCGTGCCGTCTGAAGGCGTGCTGGAGCTTGAGGACGCCGACTGGGAGTTCCTGAAGCAGAAGGTCGAGCGGATGCCATGGGCTATGGTGGACCGTAGATTCGTACGCTTCTATGACGACGTCGCCGGTGCCACCGACGCGATCCGCGATCCGCAACTGGCTGACGGGCGCGCGTGATCGGCTGCTGGTCGCAACCGCGTTCTTGCTGCTGCGCGTCCTGCCGCGCTGGCCCGTCTGGGCCTACACGCTGGCAGGCGGCGCGGCGGGCTTTGCCTTCGCGCTCTGGTTCTTCAGCGCGGCGGTCACGCCACTAGCCGAAACCACCCAGGCCCAGGCGGTGGCGACCGCCGTCGCCCCGATCGTGGCGGTACCTGGCAACGCCGCGCGCAACTGGGCGGCGGGCGTGGTCAACGGCCAGGACAGGCCGACCCCGACGCCGATCACGCCCGTCACAGTCGCGGCGCCGAGTGTTAGCACTCCCGCAATCGTCGCCGCGACGCCGACGCCGATCACGCCCGTCCCGCCGACCGACACGCCCGAGCCGCCGAGCCCCACGCCGCTGGCCGCACAGCAGTCGGCGCAGGCCGTACCCGCCCCGCGCGCGCTGGCGACCAGCACCAGGCGGCCCACGCCGCGCCCGAGCGCGGCGCCCGTACCGGTACAGTCAACTGAGGCGCCGCCCACCGAGGCGCCTACCGACGAGCCCACGCCGAGCGAGGCACCCACGCCTACCGGGACGCCCAGCCCGACCCCCACCGACATGCCGTCACCATCGGCGGTGCCTCAGTCTCCCCGTCCGCTGGTGGTGGCGGCACCTCCGCCGCCAAGCGTAACCCCCAGCCCGAGCAGCACGCCCAGCCCGAGCGCGACGAGCACGCCCAGTCCGACGCCGAAGCCGCGTCCGCGCGGCGGGGGGTCCGCCGCCCCGCCCGCGCCGACAGCGGCTCCGACGCCGAGCCCAACGAGCGCTCCCACGCCCACCCCAAGCGTAGCTCCCAGCGCGACCCCGACGAGCACAGTGGGGGTTACTCGCACACCCACGAGCACGCCCAGCAGCACCCCAACTGTGCCCCCCACGGCCACGGCCACGCCCACGCCCAGCCCCACGGCCACGAGCACGCCAACGCCAGGCATCACCCCGTGCGGCAACAACGGCAACTGCCGCTTCACCCAGACCGCCCTGGCGCGCACGCCGACGGCCACGCCGACGCCATGATGACGATCACCCCCGAGTTCCTGGGTACGCTGTTCACGGTCGTCGGCGCGCTGGCGGGCGCGATCACGTTCCTGTTCCGGTCGCTGATCGAGAGCAAGGACGCCACGATCAAGCTGCTGACCGAGGACCGCAACTACTGGAGGGGGGTCTCGCAGGGAATGAGCCAGCACCCTCAGTATCCGTACCCGCCGACGGGCTACCCGCCGACGGGTACAGGCGACTAGAAGGGGATGTCGTCCAGGTCGCTGGGCCCCGCTGGCGCGGGCTCGGGGGCTGGTGGCTCTACCTTCTTGCGGCGCGTACGCTTGGTTGGAGCGGCTGGAGCGCTCTGCTCGGGGACATCGACGCCGACGACCTGGCCGTTGTCGGGCTCATCGGCGACCATCTGCATCAGCTTGCTGAGCATGCCATGCACCGCTGAGAGCACAGCGGTGTGGGCGTCCAGGCGCTCGAAGACCAGGGTCACCCGATCCCCAACTGTGCGCAGGTCCTTGTCCATGTTCTCGACCATGGTCACCAGGCCCTCCAGCAGGGCCTGGTGAACGCTCTCGTCGGACTCGATGACGCGGATGCCCGCGTCGGTCTCGACCTCGTGCTCGGCGATCGGGCCTGGCACCGAGTCCTCGGACAGGTCGAACGGCTCGGCCTCGGTCTCGAACAGATCCGCCTCTTTCTGCGGAGGTACGGGGATCTGGAATTCGTCTGCTGCATCAACAACTCGGCCTCCGCCCGGCTCGAAAGGCATCGGCTCGATAGCGCTCGGGGCAAACTCCTGAGCGGGGGCTGGCGCGGCGCTTTCGCCCAGCAGCCAGTCGCTCAGGTCAATCGGTTCATTCGGCAACGGTCTGGTCCATCCTTTCACGGTCCAGTAAACGGCGTAGCATGCCTGTTCCTCGGTCCTCACGATCCACGCGTAGGCACCGCAGGCGCGCAGGTCCTTCAGGCGCTGCACCTGCAGGTCAGTCGGCTTGGCGCGGGCCTTCTTGATCTCCAGCGCCATGAAGCGGCCCCGAGCAATCCCGAACAGATCGGGATGCCCAGGGCCCGTGGAGGCCGAGGCTGGGCGGCCGAATAGCAGTACCCCCAGGCGGCGCGGCCACATCTTGCGGACGGCCCCCAGGATGCGTGCACGTAGCTCAGCCTCGGCGGTCATTAGATGGTCCGATCCAGGTCGGAGAACAGGTCGCCGCCCGCAGCGGGACCGTTGGCGCCAGGCGCGCCTGGGGTACCGACGGGGATGCCCACGGGGCCAACGGGCGCCGTGTACACGGCCGCCTTCTTGAGCGTGTCCCACTCGGCCTCGGGCAGCAAGCCCTCGATCGAGGAGATGGGCTGTGACTGGCCCTGGCGGTCGCGCACGTCGCCAACCGCCTTGCGGCCCTTGACCGCCGCCGAGATGCGCTCGAAGACCTGCGTCAGGCGCTCCATGGTCATCGCCGTCTGCTGGTCCTGGCTCATCTGGGCGAACGCGCTGACGACGTCGCTGCGGCCGAGCGCCACCAGCGCGGCGGTCAGCGGGAAGTGGTTGCGGTCGCGGTTGACGCTCTCGATGGTCACCCGATCGCTGAGGTGGCCGTTGAGCCCCACGTTGGGGTGGTTGTCAGGCGCGGCGACGATGTGGAAGCGGAACCAGGCACCCGTGCTGGTGGCGGTCTGCGTCGGAGCGTCGCAGCCATCGCACTCCAGCAGGTAGTAGCCCTCGGGTACGCGGACCGAAGATGGACGAGCATCTTCGATAGCCAGGTCCAGACGAACCGGGCGGAATGGAACGGTCTGAGTCATCAGTCCTCCTCAGGGTGATCAGGGTCGCGAAAGATCGGCGCCATCATGGTCGCCTTCTTCACCAGCCGCAGCGCGTCGTCCACGCTCTGGGCGGCGAAGTCTAGCTTGACGTTCATCACGGTGTTGCCGCTGGACCACTGTGCTGTCAGCGTGATGCTGACTGGGGGTAGCTCAGCTTGTGCCATTGCGGCTTCCAAAGAGCGGCGGCACGATCGTGTTCCAGGTTGGATTGGTCACGACGCGGCCCAGGATGTGGGTCGGGCCCTTGGCGATGTAGCGGTCGTGCTGGCCGATGAACAGGCGGCGGACTTCTTTGACGTTGGTGTCGATGCGGTCCGCCTCGGGCTTTGCGTCGAGCGTGAACTCGGGCACAGGTGGTGGTAGGGGCTCCTCCTCGCTATTTTCGGGTTTGGTTGGATCCGGCGCTGCCAGGTCTACGTACAGCCGTCCCAGGATCTCTAAGCTATCGCGAATGCCCTTGAGCGCTTCAGGGGTGAGACGCGGGCCCGTTTTGATGTCGTCCTCCACCTCGCGGCGGCGGTCCTGCTCCTGCAGCAGGTACACGATGTGCAGCGGCAGCATGTTGAAGTAGCGCTGCCATTCGGAGCACAGCGCGCCGACCTGGCCCCAGCCGCGCCAGTCGTGCGGGTTCTTGGGAATGTTGTTGATGTACTGCGCCAGCCTGGCATGATCGGCGGGCTCGTAGTTGCACCCCTTGCCGACGGCCAGGTCCTGGACGCGCGACCAGGTGTCCCACACCACGGTGGTGATGCTGTTCTTGGGTTGGGCCAGCGCCTGGTAGATGATCAGCAGGTCGTTCCAGCGGCGCAGCTTGACCACGCGGAAGTGCTTGAGCTTGGCCACGGGGCGGATGTTCTCGTCGTCGACGCTGACATAGAGCACCCGCTCCGTCTCGGGAATGGTCGAGGCAAAGGTGGTCTTACCCGAGCCGTTGGCGCCGTAGATCCCCATCCGGACGTGCGTGAGCGCCTGGATCTTGTCGCTGGGGACGTACAGGTCCATCAAAGTCATGCGGCGCTCCTGCCCTGGTCCCACTGCTCCTGGGTGGCCAGCGTCATGTACTCGTCGCGGTACGCCTCGCTCTGGTGACCCAGGCGGTACTCGGCCATGCACAGCTTGCCGTAGGGGCAGAACAGCCTGCAGTCGAGCACGTTGATCGAGCGCGGGAAGTAGCCCGACTCGTACGCCGACTTCAGGTAGCGGGTGATCTGAGCCAGGTCCTTGAGCGTGGCCACCGCGTTGTCGTCGGGGCGGAAGGTGACGTAGCGCTGGAACCACGCCGCGTCGCTGACGATTCTCGATCGGAACAGGTCGATGTAGGTGTCCCCCTGGCCGTGCTTGCGCATCTCCGCCTCGGCCACGGCGAACTGCCGGGCGCGCGTCTGCATGTTCTCGTCGGACTGGTAAAGCTGGCCGCGCTGGGTGACGCGCCGCACCCTGCCTGGGCGGGTGCAGATGTAGTCGAAAACGATGCCCGCGATGTCCATGCCCATCTGGCGTGCCAGCACGAACTGCAGCATGGTCTGCGGGTCGACCGAGCGCCAGTCGCTATCGGGGATCTCCTGGGTGCTCTTGCGCTCCCAGATCCACAGCCGCCCCGCCTTGTCTAACTTGAGCACGTCGATCGTCGCGGTCAGGTGCAGGTTGGGCTTGGGGTGCCACGACACGGGCACCTCGGTGCCCGCCAGCGTCCAGGGTCCTGGGGCCTCCTCATGCCCCGACCAGTACGCGTGATAGTCCTCGACCAGTTCGCGCACCTCGCGGCGCGTCTCCATGGCGCTCTCGGGATCGACGCCCTGATCGATCGCCCAGTCCGCCATGTCCTCCAGTTCGGTGTCCCAGGGCTTGCCCTGGTCAGCCAACTGCAGGCAGCGGTGTATCCAGATGCCGCGTCGAATGACGGGCCGAACGTCCCTTGGTTTGGGGACAAGCAGGTCTACCCAGCGGTACTCATACCGCTTCAGGCAACGCGCAGCGTCGCTGAACGCGCTCGTGCCTAGCGCTAATGCGTCCACGTTCTTCCTTTCTGCCTGGTACTACAACTGCAACATCAACGACCGTCGGCAACAGGCAGGAAGGTTGTAACACGGGCCTCCAAACGATGTCAAGCGGGGGAGCTAGTGGACTTACTCGGGAACGACGCGTCCCGTGCCCCACGGCCCGACCTTGATCTCGACCTGGATCAGCCCCGGCGGCAAGTGCAGACCCATAGCGCGTAGCTCAAGCGGCGCCTGCAGCATCTGCTCGCGGACACGC